ATCCGAATCAGCGTGTGGGCCGGCTCGATGCTTTGGGCAGGGTCGAGTCACTCGACGGTTTGACTTTGGACACGTTCGACGGCATGGTTGGCGAGGATGGGCCGATCATCGTGGCTCGAGGCACTCTCAACCTGAACACGGAGCTTGGTCGTGAGGTTGCTGCTGAGGTTCGCGACGGGTTCTTGACTGGCGTCAGCATGGAGGTTGGTGACGAGGTCGTTGAGTACGACAACGATGGCGTCATGCACCTTGTAGAAGGTCGGATTGGGGCGGTGTCAGTCGTTGTGTTCCAAGCGATTGAGTCGGCTCGAGTCGTGGAGGTCGCCTCAGCGCACCGCTGGCATCTACCAATGATCCGTTTTGAGCAGGAGGCGCTGGTCGCGGCTGCTGTGCCAGATACACCGCCGGCTGCCTGGTTCGCAGATCCATTGTTTGACGCACCTTGCCCGATGACTGTTACTGATGATGGACAGGTATTCGGACACATGGCTCTTTGGGAGACTTGCCATACGGGTAGGCCAGCCGATGTCTGCCTGACACCGCCACGCTCAGGCAGCGCGTATGCGTACTTCCTGACAGGATACTGCCGTGCGATCAGCGACCTTTTCGAACCAGTTGACGTGCCGGTTGGCTGTCTGACTATGAGCACGGGCCATGCGTCGACAGCGCCAGGGACGAGTGCGGCTGCGGCCATCGCGCACTACGAGCACACTGGCTGTGCTGTCGCTGACGTGACTGTTGGCGAGGACGATTTCGGGATCTGGTTCGCTGGTGCTTTGCGGACCGGAGTGAAGCCTGAGCAGGTGCGGGAGCTTCGCGCTGGTTCGCTTTCCGGTGACTGGCGTTATCTGGGCGGCAACTTGGAGCTAGTCGCCGCATTGGCGGTAAACGTCCCTGGCTTCCCAGTCCCGCGGGTTCAGGCAGGGTTGGCTGCGTCTGGTGTTCAGACTGCGTTGGTTGCTGCTGGTATTGAATCCAGAGATTGCGGTTGCGGCCAGTCAGACGTTGATCACCGCTTGGCGAGGCTCGAGGCATTAGTCTCGGTGCTGGGCTTGACTGATGATGCTGTGACGAGGCTCGCTGCCCGGCTTTCCTGACCGACAACCCTAAGGGGTACTCGTGCGGTTATCTGACTTTGAGGACCATAGGCGCAAGCGTTCAGCGATTGACGAGTTGCCTGATGAGGTTCGGGACCAGTTGGTTTCTGCCCGAAAGTCAGGGAGTCATGGCCCAACCGGCATGGTCCGCTGGCTGCATCACAACCCTGAGTTTGGCGATGATTACAAGCATGTGACAGTGAACATGCTGGATCACTGGTTTGTTCGGAACGGCATCGATGCCACATCTGAGTGATTACCTTGAGCCGAATGAGGGTCGGCAGGCGCAGCAGGCTGCAGCGCGACGCAAGCACGGTTTTCCGAGCGGCTGGGAGCCTCACGTTGTCGAATCTGGTGAGACTGCCGAGGCTGTATCTGCTGTATTCGATCAGGAGCCTGACGAGACATCGCTGCTGATCGGATGGCAGATGGACCCTGATGCCTGGAAGATTGCTGATGGGTCGCTGCTGGTCAACCGCTGGATGGGCGGCGACGGTGATTGGCACTATCAGTACAAGGCGCGGCTGGCGCGTCGCACCGGCCAGCGGATCGACGTAGATGAGTTGCTGCGTGGATTGAGCCGTTGGAAGGCACCGATCGCGAAGGACGGCAGCGGGTCACTTATCATCTGCCCGTCAGACTGGCAGATCGGAAAGGCTGATGGTGATGGCACAGCTGGAACTGTTCAGCGGGTCGTGGAGTCTGGTCAGCGTGTTCTGGCGCGAGCAAAGCAACTGAGGCCCGAGGCCATCTATCTCGTTGGCATGGGCGACTTGCTTGAAGGTTGCGATGGGCATTACGCAACACAGACGTTTGCTGTGGAGCTCGATAGGCGGCAACAAGTACGCGTCGTTCGGCGGCTACTCCGTGACTGGGTTGTGGAGCTATCACGGCTCGGTATACCGATGGTCGTGTCAGCCGTAGCCGGCAATCACGGTGAGAACCGGAAGGACGGCAAGGCTTTCACAGGGCCAGGGGACAACGATGACGTAGCCGTAATCGAGGTTTTGGCAGAGGTGCTCTCTAGCAATCCCGAGGCATTCGATCACGTCCGGTTTCACGTCCCCGATGACCGGCTCGAGGTTCTGTTAGAGGTGGCCGGGTATCGGGTCGGTTTCCATCACGGGCACATTGCCGGTCGTGGTTCGACACCGCAGCAGAAGCAGCAGAACTGGTGGAAGGACCATGCGTTTCAGCAGAGTTTGATTGGTGATGCCGATTACCTAGTGACTGGTCACTATCACCATCTATCAGTCGTGGATCACGGTCCCCGAGTTCACTTTCAATGCCCAGCGATGGATGGCGGTTCGGTCTGGTGGGAGAATCTCGGTGGTGGCCGATCGTCAACTGGCACGCTGACATTTATGGTTGGTGAGAGCGGCTGGGATCACCTACGGGTTCTGTGACTGGCAGGTTTTCTTGCCTGCTTGACAGTCGCAGGTTTGACGCTCGGCGCAGAAAGACCCTTAGCCTGGAAAGAGACAGGTTTAGCCAGTCGTTGGCACGATAGCAGGTTGCTGATCCACGTTTGCTGTGGATTCACTGATGAGGCCAGAAGCCAGAGGCTGGTAGGCTGTTCGGTCCTATGACCCTGCTTTCTAATGATTCTGTAGTTGTGATTGGTTCCTGCCCACGATGCGATTGGCCAGTGACGCACAAGGTGCTGATGCTCGGTGTGTGCTCCCGATGCGGCCGCCACCTTCCCCATCAGCTGCCAGCAGGCAGATCCCAGCGATAGGCACCACCTCCCCTGCAAACTGCGAGGGAGGGTGGCAAGTTGCCCACCAGTCTCCCCCGCAAGTTGCTAGGGAGCCTCCCCCGCAAATTGCAGGGGTCAATAAAGAACCGTCTTAGAACCCTCCTAGAACCGTTTAGCGTTTGCTGGCCCACCTTTGAGGCGACTCCCCACCAACTACCTGTCCCACGTTCCTGCGACCTTCAGGGCACCAATCAGACGATGCTTGCAGCAGGCTGTGATGCCATGTACCATTTACGCAGTGTTGCTAGGTCCCCCGCATAGCCAGGGATCTTGATGACCCGCTTCGCCGGTCGCCAACTAGAGATCTGTCATATCAGACAACCACAATCTGGAGAAGTTGAACCGTGGACCGTGTTACTGAGATTGCTGAAGCCCTTGAGGCTGGAACCCTCACCGACGACGAGATCGGCGCTGCCCGCACCGAACTGGTGACTCTGTTCGAACAGATTCGCGCCGGCGAGGTCGAAGGCATCGAACCGACTGATGTGGAGCTGCTCGCTCGCATCGTTGAGATCGCTGATCTGCTTGGCGTCGTGGCCTACCAGCGGCTCGAGGCTGCTGCCGAGGCAGCGATGACCATCGCTGAGTTGGAAGCTCGCCTTTCTGCTGAGGTTGCTGAGCCGGCTGACGGTGAAGCAGCTGAGCCAGTCGAGGCCGACGATGAGGCTCAGGCAACTACTGATGTTGTGGCCGAGGTCGTCGCTGAGGCTGAGGCAATCATTGAGGAGGCTGCGGCTCCTGTGGCTGCTGCTGCTCCGCCTCTTGCCAGCATCGCAAAGGCTGCGCCGGTCAAGGCGAACCCGCGTCCTCAGGCTCCTGCGAATTCGTACCGGATCGTCGGTCAGCATGGCGAAATCTCCGGCATGGGCGACCTTGCTCGTGAAATGGCAAACCTGTGGAACAGTGGCGCAGCTGGCGTCTACGGCAACAAGGTTCGCGGTGCCCGCATCGTGGCGGATTACCCCGAGGACCGAGTCCTGCCTGAGATGGATGGCTCCACTGTTGAGGGTCGGATCGAGGCAGTCGTTGCTGCCGCGCAGGATCCGGCGTCGTGGACCGAAAGCATTGTCGCCTCTGGCGGCTGGTGCGCTCCCACCGATGTGGATTACGGCTTGGCTCAGATCTCTGAGGCTGGTCGGCCCGTCCGCGATTCGCTGCCGGCGTTCCAGGCAACTCGTGGCGGCCTTCGTGTGGCCCAGCCTCGGACCCTCGCTGATATCGATATCACCTACAACGCGAGCGACGCTGATGCGGCCATCACGGTGTGGGACAACGACACCGACGAGGACCCTGATGGTGCGGTCAAGGGTGTGCAGACCATTGACTGCCCGACTTTCAGCGAGTACCTCACCTCTGCCATCGTGAAGCGGCTTCGCTTCGGCAACATGGGCGCTCGAGCCTTCCCTGAGAACGTCGCCAACTTCAACGAGCTCGCCTTCGCAGCGCACGCTCGGGCCGCAGAAACTGTCCTCCTTGACAGCATCAAGGGTGCCAGCACTGCTGTCACAGTCGGTCAGTCTTTCGGGGCATCTCGTGACCTTATCGAAGCGATCAAGCGTGCTGCTGCTGCGTACCGCAGCCGTCACCGTGCGCCGAACGTGGTGCTTCGTGCGCTGGTTCCTCGGTGGATCACCACGCTTGGTGACGTCGATCTGGTCCGTTCGCTTGCCAGCGACAGCCGGTTCGTGTCTGATGGTGAGGCTGTGTTCCGGAGCGGACTGGCTGTGGCCGGTGTGAACGTGACGTTCTACGACGACACGCCGACGACTGGCACCTCGCAGATTTTCGGTGCTCAGGGCGCTGGCGCTCTGACTGCCTTCCCTGGCACCGTGCAATGGGGCCTGTACGACGAGGGGCATCACTTGTTCCTTGACGGCGGCACCCTTGATCTCGGGATCGTGCGGGACGCAACCCTCAACAGCACCAACGACTACGAAACGTTCGTGGAAACCTTCGAAGGTGTCGCTCACCGAGGCATCGAGTCCCTGTGGATCACCTCCACCGTGTGCCCCGATGGAACCTCGGCAGCTGCCATCGAAGATGCCGTTGCGTGCGGCTCCTGAGTCGGCTGACAACAGAGAAAGGCTGGGCTGATGCCTGACCTGTCTTACACGCCAGTTGACCCACCGCTCGTTCAGCCACCGCGTGTCTCACTGCTCTCCTCTGCGGAGGAGGTCGTTGATGGCACGCGGTGGACGGCTGGCCTTACTTTTGAGCCGTACGGTTGCGGCTACAACGGTGGCAACACGGTTCTTTGCGCTGATGCCTCAACTGACCCTGAGAACGTCAGCAAGGCTTTCGACTCTGAGCATCGGGTCATTGAGGTTGAGCCGTTCGTCGCTTTCTATGGCGACTCGTGCTCCTCAGCGACTTTTAGGAGCCGGGACTTTGTTGATCGGGCGACGCGCGTGTTCCTCGCAGCCGAGTCTGCGCTGATCGCACGCGAGCTTTGGGCCGGCGAAATCGCAGCTGCTGAGGGTTACCCGAATCCGTATTTTGGTGATGGCAACGCTGACGTGATCAGCAACCTTTGGCCGACCTCTCCTGGTCTGCACCAGTTGCAGCGGGAGCTGGCCGACCGCATCCCGACGAGGGGCATGATTCACGCCACGCGTGATGTCGTGACTTCGTGGTACGAGGCTGGCGCTATCCGACGCGAGGGAGCCATCCTGCTGGACGCCTACGACAACATCGTGGTCGCTGACGCTGGTTACCCTGGAACTGGCCCGAATGGCGAGGCTCGGACAGATACGACCGCTTGGGCTTTCGCAACTGATCTTGTTCAGGTTCGTCGTGACGGGCAGGTTCGTGTCCTACCCGACCCTGGCGATTACGCAGCAGCGATGGATCGTGACGTGAACCTGATCGAGTGGCGTGCTGAGCGGATCGTGGCCGCGTACTGGTCTGTGTGCGCTCACGTCGCTATCGAGATTGACCTTTGTGCTGTAGAATGTCCTCTAGGAAGTTGAGGTAGTCAGATGACTGTTTGTCTTGGTTCATTGCAGGTTTGCCGCATCCGTGTGGCGAAACTCACCGCTGGTGGCGTCCCTGATTATGGCGCTGGCAACGGCTACGTGAGTGACGCCATCATTCAGGCTGACCTGTCTGTGGAGCTGTCCTCCGGTGACGACTTCGAACTCAAGAACGGTTGCGGCGATATCGCCCAGCAGTACAAGGACTGCGACAAGCCGAAGCGTGTCAACGTGGATATTGAGTTCAGCCAGTTGGACTCTGAACTGGTTGGCCTTCTGACCAACAGCGACACGTTCTACGACGCCGGCGAGGACGTCACTATCGGTGGGGCGCTCGCCTCTTCGACTGACCCGTGCCCCTACGGTGTGGCGCTCGAGATGTGGACCAAAGCCTGGAACAGCAACCAGCAGGCGAACGCTTCGCTCATCGGCGGTTCTGCGTCAGACGTGCTGTACTGGCGCTGGTTCTTCCCGTTCGTGCGTTTCCAGATCGGCAACATGACGCTGCAGAACGACATCCTCCGCATCCCAGTCACCGGGTACGCTCAGGAGAACGACGATATGCCAGCGTCTGGCCCGTACTTTGACTTCCCGGCTGCTGTGCAGTCCGCTGGTGGTATCACTACGAGCATGGGTTGGTTCCTTGACGACGAGATGCCAGCCGCGCAGTGCGGTTACATCGAAGTCGGCTCCTGATCGGATCGTGCCGTGAGCCTCTTGGCTCCGTGGGTCACCGCTGACGACATTATTGGTGACGATTCGCTCTGCTCTGCGTGTGTAGCAGTCGACGCCATCTCACCTGAGATTGCTGACGCAGCAGGGCAGCTGGCGTCTGCTGTCCTGTATGAGCTCTCGGGACGCAAGTATCCTGGGATTGCTGAGCAGACTGTCCGTCCGGCTGCAAGGCCACGAACTGACCCGCCTCCACCCGACCCGCGAGTCACTGTGGACCGTGTCTTTACTTCGGTCCCTACCGGTTGGCATGAGTCTTGGGGATGGTATGAGTGGGACGATCCTGACGATCATGCCAGTCGGCGGGCCATCACACTCGGCTTCTACCCGATCGTTTCGGTCACTCAGGTTGAGTTCGCTGGCACACCGTTAGACCCGTCTGCTTACAGAGTGGAGGAGGCCCGATGGCTGGTCCGGCAGGATGGTGCCTATTGGCCTTGCCGTCAGGACTGGTGGCGTGCGACTGGTGAGCCTGACACGTGGTCTGTGACGTTCGACTATGGAGTTGAGCCACCGCCTGAGGGTGTCACAGTCGCTGCGTATTATGCGTGTGAGCTGGCTCGAGGCATGTGCGGGATGGAGTGCAAGTTGCCGGCTCGGACGACGAGCATCACCAGACAGGGTGTTTCTCAGGTGCTGTTTGACCCGCTTGATCTCATCGCTGATGGGATGGTTGGGTTGCCGATGGTAGATACCTGGGTGAAGGCGGTGAACCCATCTCGTCGCCGTCGGCGTGCCCGCATCGCGTCTCCTGACGTGCCTAGAAGGGTTCATTATGGCTGACGTTTCCGAGGTCACTGAAAGGCTTCGAGACTACGGCAGGAGACTGTTTGATGACGCTCTAGTCGGCATGGAGAAACGCTTGCAGGAGGTTGTACCAGTCGGTGAGCCGGACCCACTTGGGCGACCGAGGACTGGCGATAGGCTGATCGACACTTTCTTTCGGCAGGCCACCTTCCCGTTGTTCGACTCGTTCGCTGCGACCATCGGGTATACCGCTCCGCAGGCCACGTTCTCCAATGACCTGATGCCACCGCACGTGATTCGGCCACGAGGCAAAGGCTACGCTCTCAGGTTCTGGTGGGAGGACGGACCAAACGGTCCTGGTGAGTATCGCTACATGGAAGTCAATCACCCTGGCAACGTGAACAGCCGGTCGCTGGGCTGGTGGGATAAGACAGTCACGAACGAGAACTGGTCCATTGAGGTGGATTTGGCGGTCCGAGGGGTGACGTACTGATGGATCTGTATGATCTTGGCAGCTCGGTGCTAGCCGAGTGCGAAGCGTTACTTGCTCAGCCGGTGACTGGTCGACGCCTGCCGCAACGACGCTATGTATCGCACGGACAACCACCAATCGAGGAGTGTGACGGTGTGCTCGTCGTCTGGTTCTCCCAGGTGGAGGTCAGGCAGATCGGGTTGCGTGACGCTGGAATCACGAATCGGGTCGTGGCTGTGAACATTGACGTGTGGCGCTGTTGGCCGACCGGTGATACGCAGCCACCGCAGCCGACTGAGCTGTCTGCCGCCTCGTCAATCGTCGCTGATGATTGTGATCGTTTGACAGCTGGGCTTTCTGCCTGGCTCGTTGAGCGCTGTGGCCCTGTGGAGTGGCGGCCTGCTGTGCCCCTCGGCCCACAGGGCGGCCTTGCCGGATGGCGGCTTCAGGTTTCGTTGGCGCTTGATTAGAGGCGATCGGGCCTCCGAGCAACTTTTCTGCTCTAATAGTTGACGCCACGTTTCTCGTGTGTTACGATGCTCTGCATGGCACAGGGCCACACGACACAAGGAGAGCAGATCGTGAGCAGCACCATCATCCCCAACCGGTTGAGCAAGATGTTTTGCGAGGGATACGGGTACATCGCCGGACTGGCCAACACCGACTCGGCCTTTGCCGACGATCCGCAGGATTGGATGACCTACTACGCCACCGTTGCTGAGGACGGCCTGCGTCACGGCGATCAGGATCAGGTCAACTTCAGCGCCGGCCAGATGTTGGCGCTTGAGTGGCTGAGCAGCGAGTCTTGAGCGCAACACAGACAACCGACACGACACAAGGAGCAGTCAACATGAACACGACCACCAAGATGACCTACCGACGGGCAGCAGAAGCCATCACCGACCTGATCCTCAACAGCCCGATCACCAAGCAGGACGACCTGTGGCCGATTGCCGGACTGATCAGCGACTTGGCTTACTGCGAGAACGAGATCATGGACCACGCTAAATGGGTCGCAGAACGAGCCACCGCAGCAATCAACCGGATCAACTCCAACGATTCGTGCAACTCGCTTGGAGAGATCCAGTCAGCCGGGTCTCGGCTGGACGTGGCGATTAGCCGGCGACAGACCTTGCGTGGAGCCATCCAGATGGTGGCTCCGTCACTCGGAATCGACGCTGCGATCCTGATGACCCCTGACCACATCGACTTGCCTTACCCTGGCGAGTTAGCCAATCACCAACAGTAGAAGGAGCAAAGACCATGACATTGACCCAGCAAGACCAATACACGCAGGCCATGAACGATCACGTTGGCGTTCTGATGGGCGCGACAGTCGTCAAGTGCACAGTCGTTCCTCTAGACGATGAGTGGCCTGATGAGCTCTGGACAGTTCTTCACCTTCGCACTGGTGATGGCATGATCCTTGAGGTGGCTGTCAGTCAGGACGAGGAGGGAAATGGCCCAGGGCATCTGTTCATCGAACGCATTCAGTAGCAACCAACAACCAAAGAAGGAGAAAGCACAGTGGGCTATCACGTAGATTTGATGTGGGTGAACGCATGTATCCCAGCCGACAAACTCGATGAGGCGTATCAGATCCTGTGCGATCTGAACAATCGCAACGACCTGAAGCGTGGAGGTGCCGGAGGTTACGCTTTCGGGGGAACCCCAGCAGGCGAGGAGCCTGTCAACTGGCCGCATCCGAATGTCTGGTTCTCATGGATGCCGTGGAACTATCCAGAGCTCTACTCCACGGCGCAGAGAATTCTGGAGGAGGTCGGGTTTGAGATGGCAATGGTTGACGGTGACCTGCACTTCGTGGGTTACAGCAGCAAAACTGGTTGTGAGGACCGGTTCTTGGAGGCGCTGGCACCTTGCCTGATCGGCGTGGACGAGGTTGACCCATATTTCTGCTGGCACGGCGAAGATGACTCCATCTGGATGCAGGTTCTCCGTCAGGTCAATGGCGTGGACACTTTGGTCAACGTTGAGGCCAAGATGGTGCCGATGGACAGCAAGGAAAGCTCATGATCTGAGGCTGTATCTGCTCCAGCCTCAGATGGGACCGCCGGTTTGTCGTGGGCCGGCGGTCCCTTCGCGTCTACCCTCACCACTGCTGTCACAAGGCACTGCTATGCTGAGCCTGCCGCATCAATGCGAGATCAAGGAGGAACTATGAGTGCTGTAGTAACCATCATTGGTAACGTGACTCGCGACGCTGAACTGAGGTACACGTCGTCGGGCCTTTCTGTCGGCTCCTTCAGCGTTGCTGTCTCAGAGCGCCAGAGGGGACCAGGTGGAGATTGGCAGGAGGGTGAGCCGTCCTACTATGACGTCACTTGCTTTCGCTTGTTGGGCGAGTCCGTGGCTGAGACTGTCGCCAAAGGTGACCGAGTCATTGTGACTGGCCGGCTGAAGCAGTCACGCTGGGAGCAGGACGGCAACAAGCGCAGCAAGGTTGAGGTCATCGCTGATGACGTCGCCAAATCGGTTCTGTGGGCAGCGAAGGGCGATAGCCCACGCTCCCCGAGCAATACGCGTAGCATGTCCGAAGAAGATCCGTTCTGAGGGGATGGCGATGAGCAAGAGCAAAGATGGCGTAGAGCTGCTATCCGATGGCCGAGTCAAACTGGTGATTGACGGAACGTCGAATGTGCTTCGCCGGCCAAAGATCGGTGAGTTGCGGACGTTCGTCGAGGCCATCGAGTCGCTCGGTAAGAACCCTACAGAGGCCGATCGTTCGTTCATGGCTGGCGCTGAGGACGTCGCAGACTGGTGGCGTAACGTTGTCGCGACCCTTTCCGATGGGACACTTTCGCAGGATCTAGACGAGCTGCCTGTCTGGCTCCTTGCCGGCGAACTCCTCGGTACGACCATCAGCCATTGGCGAGAGGTCCCTTACCAGTCTGGCGGTTGACCGGAGCCGGTCCGTCAGACTCCCAGGCTCCCCCGACAGCATTGGCTGGCTCCTCGCTCGAGTGGTTCGCAGTCCTTTATCGGCGCTGCGCCAACACGTTCGGCTGGTCACCAGCTGCTGTGAACGAGATGGAGGCTTGGGAGATCGGCGCTGCCTTAGGTTCAGCGACCGAGGAAACTGAGGCTTGGCTGGCGATGAACCGTCCGGCTGACAACCCTGCTGACGTACAATCTAAGAGCCGTGATCTTGTGGCAGAAAGGGTTTTAGCCCATCGTGAGGGCCGCCCACAGCCAGAAGCATCGGTGATGAGTACCGGTCAGGTCGGCATGTTGCAGGAGCGTTTGCGTGTCAGTTAGGGAAACTCTTGAGTTGGATATCAGTCCGGCGCTGGCTTCCATTGAGGAGCTCGGGAGCCGGCTGACCAACGTCGCGCAGGCGTTTGGCGAAGTGCTGTCCGACTCCATGCAGGCAGCTCTCGCTGGTCTACCAATCATTCAGCCAGAGGTTGATGCGACAGGCGTCACCGAGGAAGTTTCAGAAGCTCTTGCTGAGGCGACGGCAGAGGATCGCCCTGTTGAGGTCACAGTTGACGCTGACGCTTCCGCCATTACAGAGGCCGGTGACGAGGCCGCAGCTGCGATTGACACCGAGGTTGAACTTTCTGTTTCTGTTGACTCAACAGCAGTGGATGAGTTCAATCAGCAGGTTGAGGAAACAGGTAAGAGTGCTGACACCGCGACTGAGTCTGTTGAGGGCATGGGCGGTGCTGCTGGCTTCTTAGGAGCGAAGTTAGGCACTGCGAAAGCAGGATTGGCTGGCCTAACAACTGGTGCGGCTGCTGTCGCTGCTGGGGCAGCTGGCGCTGCGGTTGGCGTCAAGTTTCTGTATGACGCTGCGTTCGAATCTGTCGCTGTCACCCAAACCTGGGAGAACACGCTTGGGGCATTGGGTTCCCGCATTGAGGACCTAGAGTCCGGTAGCACCGGGTTCAGTCAGAGTTTGCGCCAGTTGGCTCAGGACACAGGCTCGTCCGATGAGGCGGTGCTGATCGCGACGTTGCGATATACGCAGTTCCAGCAGGCTGCCGGTCTAGCAGACGATGAGATCGTAAAGAACACGCAAAACATCGCTGCGTTGGCTGCTCAGGTTCGCATCAACAATCCGCAACTGGGCACAATGGACGAGATCATCAGGACCCTTTCTCGGAGTCTTGGCCGTGGCGGTCCACGCCTTCAGCAATACGGCATTGACATCAACACCGCAGCGATTGAAGTCCGCGCCCTGGAAATGACAGGCAAGGCTGCTGCTGATGAGTTGACTGGCGCTGAGAAGTCTGCTGCGGGTCTCTCGCTGGCGTTAGAGCAGGTTGCCCCGAATGCTCAAAGCGTCGCAGACGGCATGAGCAATGTGCAAGTCGCATCGGACCGCGCCAGCGAGAAGTTCGGTGACGCTCTGGAGGTCTTGGGCGAACCAGTTGTCGAACCGATCACCGAGGCCTTAGTGGATTTGGCCGAAGCGTTCGAGGGTTTGGCGAATGTCGTTGCACAGTCTGTGCCGTATATCAGCGCATTCTTGAGCGAGGCTCGCAATCTTGGTGATTGGGTCAACGACAACCTTGATCCGATCTCAAAGTTCCTTGCACTAGAAGCACCTGATGGCCAGTCATGGCTCGAGTTCGGTGAGGACGTTCGTGGAGGTGGCGAAGATGTTCAGGAAACAGTTTCTGATACGACTGTCTCCTTCAATGACTTTGGTGATGCCGTAAATGTTGCTTTCAGCAGTGCTGGTCAGATCATTGGCGAGGCAGTGTCCACTGTTGCTGGTTTCGGTCGCGAAGCTGCGATCGCCGCGCAAAGCATGACTGTGTTGGCTGAGGCTGGTGCGTCGAATCTTCCCACAGTCCTGAGCCTGTTCCAAGACATTACAGATGAAACTACGCCTGACCAGTTGAAAGCCAATCTTGACGAGCAGGTTGCTCTCACGCAGCAATGGGTAACAACCATGTATCAGACGCAGGCTGATGGGTTCGGCAACGTGACTACACTCTTGGCGCAGCTCGGGCCGGAGCGGTCAGCGATGCTAGTCGGCATGTACGGGACACAGCTGCAGGATCTTGAGAATCATCTAGCCCAGGTATACGCAGCCGAGCAGCAGGCTCGAGTGGCCTTGAACGAATTGGCAGTCAGGGAGTTCCTCCGGTTGCGGGGAATCACTGGTGCCGAGGCCGACGCCATTGTTGGTGTGTTCAGAGCCAACCTGCAACTTGGCGTTCCAGCAGCTCAGGAGCTGGATGCTGTCATCCGCAACGCTGAGACTAAGAAACTCGCCGGCATGACAGCCTTTGGCGACTTCGGCACGGCAGTCACCAAGAGCGTTCAGGACGTTGTAAACGAGACTGAGGGTCGGGCGATCGCTGACAATCTTGACAAAGGCTTGGGCGCTGGGCTTTCTAAGGAGCAGGCGCAGGCTGTATGGCAGGCAGCAATCTACGCTCAAAGGGTCAAAGACAAGATCAACGAGATTCTTGGAGTGAAGTCGCCGTCCACAGAGATGATGAGAACAGGTTACGAGTTGGCGCGCGGTTTGGCCATAGGCATCGAGAGCAACACTGGTCTTGTCGACACAGCAATCGGGAGGCTGGGTAGTAGTGCGCTAGGTCTGAGTCTTACCGGCGCAGCTGGGGCTACTACCGCAGCAGGCAACATCGCTATCACTGTGCCCATCACAGTCGCTGCTGGCATGACCGCTGAGGACGGGGCGCGAATCGGTGAAGCAGCCGGCGAGGCCGTCGCTGACCAGTTGCGTCGCCGGATGAGACTGGAGGCGATGGTCGCATGAGTTGGAATCCGAATCGCGCGGCCGGCTGCGTCTATGGGATGGAGTGGCTGCCGACCCGTCAAGTAGATCGGCCCGTGGCTGGAACAGGTGGAGCCTCGTACTCATGGACCGTGGACTCAACTGTTGCTGAGGACATCGACCGGCTGTGGCTTTACTCCGGCAAGGAGGTGCCGAACGCCTATGACACGGTAGACATTTATGACGCTGCCGACCTGGAGCCGGTCGTCGTTGAGACAGATACCTATCTGATGAGCGGTGATGGTGACTCGAGCCGGTTCATCCGCCCGACTGGTGCGATCTATGGCACGTTGCCTCCTGGCTCGCTCGGCAACGGGACGTATAGCGTCAATCAGACCCGTATGACAGCAGCTAGCCGCGACTGGTACGAGTTGATCGATGACTCTCCATTTACGGCAGGCACCTACCAGGGCTGGTGGACTAGCACAGTCGTGGCGTTCTTTGACCCTGTGCCGGTGCTGAACGATGAGTTCATTGGGTTGGTGCCGTGGCCTAAGGAGTTCTACCCGATTGGTAGCGCAGACGTTCTGAGTCCCTTCAGCCAATGGTCGTTTGTCGCTGATGGTCTAGAGACTGGCCTGAGTGGGCGCAGAATCTTGGGGCTGACAGTTTCGTGTGTGGCGCAACGAATCATTGACCCGAGAGCTCGTGGCTCCGAGTTCGATCAGCCGGTTCGGATCCGGCCGGCTATCTACGTCAACGGTGCGACAGTCTGGGGTCAGGCTCAGTTGATGCCATCCCAGCCGCAAACGATCTCCTACACCTGGTACAACAACCCTGTGACTGGCCTGCCGTGGACTGAAACAGATCTTGAGGATTTCGACTCGACAAACGAGATTCTCTGGCTGATGTCACGACCGGATGACCCTGAAGTGATCGATGCTGTCGGTGGCGCTATCTACCGTGTTGAGGCGGTAGTGACGCACTGCGAGGAGACTCGTTCGGCTGTAGCACGCCGTGTTGACTCGCAGCAGCTGTTCGGCTGGAACCAATGGTCGGTTGAGGCCATCAGCGGTGGGCCATGGGGCAAGACCAGCGGTGACCTGTTCCTGTTCAATGCCCGACTAGATGAGCAGCAGGCAGTCGACTGGCGTCCTACGTTGTCCTCAGAGGGCCTGTCGGTGCGCGCCTTAGGGGTTGGCACAGGAAACGCCAACAACGTCACAGAGGTCCAACCAGCGTTCATTGAGGGCATCCCTCGCTCGGAAGGCTCAGGCACTGGCTACGCTCCAGCCGTTCTGCTTCAGCGTGATGACAACGATCTGTCAGTTGACGGACAGCCCTATGCAGCGTTGCAGGACTTCTACGGCTTCGGATTGGTGCGAGAGCCTGGACAACCGATTCTGTTACAAGTCCTTGACATTGACACCGAACCGGACCGAGTGCGTTTCTACGCTCGAGCCGAAGGGGACGGCCTGCCAGAGAACAATCTGTGCGTGTATGTCATTGACGTACTCGGCAACACCATCGCAACCTCCACAGTTGTGACCCCGATGATGCTTGAGGCAGCCGGCGCGTGGCAGCTGTTCGACCTGCCTTTGACGACTACTGGCACATGGTCAACACCAGACCTATACGTGGCGTTTCTGTTTGCGTCTGGTGATGGCACCGGCTGGCAGGTTCTATCATTCACTGACGGGACCAATGAGCCTGGGGCCAGCAGTGGAGGCTTGTTCCCAGCGTTCACCATCGGGTTCGCAGCAACTGGCGTGACGACTGAACTGATCGCATACGGTGGCGATCCAGCCGACTTCCGCAACGACGGAACAACCTCAATCGCAGTCGGTGTTGCGCCAGAAACCCCGACCGGATTGACCGCGACCTACTACGGCTTCAACGATTCGGACCCCTTGAACCTCAACCTGCCACTCATCGCCTTGCAGTGGGATGGTGTCACAGAGGAGGCCGAATGCTCAGAGGTCGCGTACTACGAGATTCAGAGACGGTCATATGTGGCCGACGCAGGTTTCTACGTGGACTCTGGCTGGCAGACCATCTTCCACGCCGAGGTTGATGGCTCAGAGGAGACATACACAGCGTATGACGTCGAAGCGATTCGTGGCTCAACGGCCGGCTCAGGCAATGAGTATCGGGTTCGCATCGTGTCCACCACAGGGTTCGCTTCGGACTGGTCCGAGACAGACGAGGTCGCCCCACCAGTTGATGATTACTGCGGGTACTTGTTTGCCTCCAACGTGTTTCCGCTGCGCAACATCTGGCTGATGGATGTTGGCGAGCGTAGCTATCAGATGCTCGAGCGTGTCACCTACTACGAGTTCGAGGACCGTGACGGGGCGCTTCCGGTTCGCGGTCTCAGTGACCGGCTTGATGAGTTTGAGGTTCAACTGCTGGTTGGCGCTGATGGGGCACGTAACAATCTGCCTGACATCGCAGATTTCGGGACGCGTGGCCGGCTGCGCTTTGGGAACCTATCAACATTTGCCGGCAACAAACGTCTGCCTGCTGCGACGCAGGATCAACTTGGACTACGAGACCCTCTCCGACTCCCGTATTTGGCAGTTCTTGACAATCGAGGCAACCGTTGGTTTGCGTCAGTTGAGACTCCGACCGGCGTCGAACAGGAACCTGGAGGAAGGCACTCGTATCGTGCGCAGGTGCGGGAGATTACCCGCCAGCCAGAGGTCGTGACGCTAGTAGCCTCCCCTGATGACGCGACGGTACTCGTTTCACAGTTTGTCTACGATCTGCTGACGGTCGACCCTGAGCCACCTGTGCCCCCGTTGCCTCCTGGGCCTTATCCCGGTAGTTGACGATGCTGGCATACGCGATTGAGTGGCAGGTCACAGACGCTGCTGGCGTCACGATCGGTGCAGCAGGCTCAACTGGTGGAAGCATCACCTGGGATGGGCGCGCAACCATCCAGCGTGTCTGCCGTGGAGCGTCATTCGATCCTGCTGACTGGTCAGAGATAAACCCTCTCACCGATTGGCTCGTCCCTGTGTTCAGAACGAGTGAAGGTGTAGCAACGCGTCTCGGAATGTTCACAGTCGCTGGGCTTCCAGAGCGCTTTATCGCCGGCTCGGTCAAAACACCTCCCGAGCCTTACTTGGCTGACGCAGGGATCCTTCTCGGGTCAGCCTCCCCGTACAATCTGTCAGGGCGGGCCGGCGAGCAGCTAGACCAAGTCTTGGCCCGCGTCTGCGATGCTGCTGGCGTCACCCGACGCAGAATCGATCCTGTCGGTGATCTGATCGGTGAGCCAGTCGCCTATCCGGTCGGCACGAAGTTCATTGATGCGCTACGAGGTTTCGCTGATCTTGCTGGGCTCCTCCCACCGCATTTTGACCGTGACGGTTTCCTCGTCCTCAAGAGTTACCCGTCTGGCGAGATTGAGCCTGTTGCGAGCTATTCTGGACCGTCCATCATCAGCGAGTCCCGTATTGAGGACAGCGACCTGTTTACGGCTCCAAACGTTTGGCTCGTAATCGGTGGCGGCGGCACTGGTGGCCCGATCGTCGTTCAGCAAGAGATCGCGCCAGACGCACCAAATAGCGTGCCCAACCGTGGCGGACGCAGGATTGTGCAGGTGTACCGCGAGCAGGGCATCGACTCGATAGCGCAGGCGCAACGCATCGCTGGCGTGCGTGCCGAGCTATCCCGCCAATCGTTTCGGAGTATTGACTTTTCAGGCGCACCAAACCCCGATCATGATTGCTACGGGGTTGTCGAAGTGAACGGCAAGCGCTACTTCGAGACTGGCTGGACGTTGCCTCTCGTGATCGGACGTGAGATGAGACACAGTGTTTCGTCAAGATTGGAGCTGGCATGAACCTCGACGATGTTCGGACCTTGATTCAGGCAGTTGATGAACGCTCTGCTTCAACAGCTGGCCTTCTCCCTGGCACTGTCGGAGCCGTCTACGGGGCAGGCCGGCTGGATGTTGCGATGGATGGGGACCCTGAGGACACGACGATTCAGGCCACAAGCCTGTTTGCTGACGTGGCACCGGGCGACCGGGTAATGGTCATGTTTGACCCGCCACGAGGCGTCTATGCGGTAGGGCTGATCGGTCGGGTGCAGGAGGCCGGCATGGTTGTCGGTCTGTCTGAGGACGTGTTTGACGAGGAGTTCACCTGCAATGGAAACTGCACCGGCTCTTTGTCGTTTCCTGACATTGAGTTTGCTGGCAGGGCGGGCCGCATGTACCGGTTCGGTTGGAACATTTGGATCTACAAGTCTGCGTCCTTGGTTTACCCACCTTGGATGTTGTATCCGGGGATGTTTGGCATGCGCAGTGATTTCTTGCCCGCAGGCGTAACGGGGATTGTTGATTTGGAGCAAAACATGACTCAGGTCATGTTGTCGTACTCATGGGTAGTGCCCTACTACGAGTCAGTTATTGAGACCATTACATGCAACGTAGGCATTTCGACTGGTGGAGCAGACACGTTCACACTGGAAGCCATCGGGCAGTTCACGATCACAGACGCAGGACCAGTTGACGCTCTGACCGTCTTGTGAAGCAGTCCGACAACAACCTGCCGACTGATAAAATGGCAGGGTATGGGCTACTACCTCCTCGACAACCCACCAGCGACGCAGCAGTTCTATCCCAACCGTGTCAAGGGCTGGACTGGCGGTGTTCTGATTCACACAGCAGAGAGCGTCATGGACTCGGTAGGTCCTGACACTGGCGCTGAGAACGTGGCAGCGTACATCTCTCGCCGGCTCGAGGCAGGCTGCTATCACATTCTCGTGGACTCAGACTCAGTCATAGAGATGGTCCCGGCCACTTACACTGCTTTCCATTGTGCGGCCAGCGGTTACAACAGCACGACAGTCGGGGTTTCGTATGCCTGCCGAACTGTGGATCTCAATCCAGATTCCCAATGGTTCAAGAAAGCGACTGCGCTTCTCGCCGGCACATTAGTTCGCTGGTGGCGAGAAGCCGGATTCGATCCGGTCGCAGCGGCACGCTATCTACCAGCTGCTGAGACGAAAGTCAGACCTGGCCTAACAACACACGGCGAGGCCCAACCAGTCGACCGGTCAGATGCTTGGACTAGACGACCTGACCGTCAGCAGCTCGAGTCTGTGCTTAGAGGTGCCATAATTGAGGCTGCTGGCTGGCAGCCAGAACCTGATCCGGAGGACGAGATGCGAACGCTAGTTGTGCGGGACCCAAGAGATGGCGGCATGTGGCACGTGTCAGGCAATCTGCGCTACCCGCTTCGCACGCAGGGCGAGGTTGACTCGGCCCTGTTCATGGGAGCCAAGTTCGTGACAGTCCCAGGCAACGACCCAGCTGCCGTCGCTGGATTGGCAAACTACCTGTCATCGCTGTATGAGCTGTCGCGAGCGCGAGGCAAGTGAGGTTGTTCCTGTGCAACAGTTCCCGTGGGAGTCAATCATCGTTGTTACCTACGGGGCGATCTTCACCGCAGCGTTAGGGGGAGTCTTGGCGCTATTCCGCAGAATGGGTAGGGTCGAGGAAGCCGGTCGGCGTGTTGAGGCACATACAGACCGGCTCGATAAGTCTGTTGAGGAGATGCGTTCTGAGGTGAAGCAGCAAGGCAAAGATTTGCATTCAGCCATGACTGATCTCAGAGTTCACATGGCAGAGGAGGGCCGCAACGTTGAGCGGCTCGAGCAACTAATCAAGACAGCTCTGTCAAGCCACCAGTCAACTTAGGAGCGGCAATGTTTACTACAAGTTTCTGGACGCAGGCGCTCGAGCGTGCCCTCAAGACAGCAGCACAGTTCGTGCTTGTTGGCGCTGGTGGCGACATGGTTTCGGCGTGGAGCATGGATTGGAAGGCCATAACTGGTGCGGCTGCCGCTGGCTTCGTCCTCTCGATGTTGACGAGCCTGGCATCCATCCCGTTTGCCGAGCCTGGGAACCCGTCCCTTGTTGCTGAGGACCGAGAGAGCGGTCTGCTATGATGTGATCGCTCCTCTGGAGCCTCCTTGTTGCGTGAGCTGCCCGCTGCCGAGCCTTCCGGTGGCGGGCAGCTGCGTTTCCGGCTTTAGAGCGCCCCCGAAAGTTTCTTGCCCTAATAGTTGACGCCACGTTTCTAGTGTGTAATAATGCTTGCATGGCAAGGAACCACGACAACAAGGAGCAAGCAATGAGCATCACAGAAATCCCAACGTCAGAGCGTGTCACTGCCCACGAGATTCGCTGGGGCAGCTTCGACAGCGCCATCGTGTTCAAGTGCGCTGATGGCACCTTCGGAAACAGCATGGTTGGCTGGGGATACGAAACCTTCGCTGCTGTCGAGGAAGCGTGCAAGGCCCTGCCGATTCGTGACGAGTGGGCAGGCATCGCTGCTGGCATGAAGTCAGGAGCGCTCTGATGGCTGAGACTAACGCAAGCGAATACGAGCGTGGCCAACGAGCTGCTGCGAACTGGTGGCGCATCTCAAAGACGACCCGAGAGGTCGCCACACAGCGCCACGACCAAATGAAGGATGCAGCCCAAGAGGCACTCGCAGCCAACGACAATGATCGCTACTCCTACCTCATCGGCATGGTCGACCACTTTGCCCGCGAGCTCTCCTGAAGGGAACCAACGTGCTTACTGAGCAAATCAACTACGTCCTGAGCAAGTCAGCAGATTACGCTGCGACGTTTTTCAACAGCGATGGCAGCATGAAGGTCAAGGCTGCGAAGGGCTTGGCGCAGATGAGCGCAGCAGCCAGCGATCTCGGCATTCAGGCCGAGTTTGCGAGCATCGTCAGCACCAGCGCACGATCTGGTTCGCTGGCCTGATACCCAACGGCCCACAGCAATCACAACCACACAAGGAGGAAAGGCAATGACAGTGCAAGGGTCAACAGTCGAATGGAGGCAGGTGGCTGAGCGTCGCTACGAGTCAGCCGATGGCTCCCTCACCATCTTCGGAATCAGGACCTCATACCATGCGTATGGTGGCCCAGACATCATCTGGCTTTACCATCACAACATCGGTGAGGGTTCCCGACCGGTGACCAGCGGAGAGTTCGGGAGCCTTGAGGCAGCCCGAGCCGCTGCTGAAGCGATCGTGATGCAGCCATGAGGGAACCAGCCGAGCCAACCGGTGAGCAGGCCAACGTGACGACCACAGAGCTCGTTCAGGCTGATGCCCTTCCTGGCCGACAGGAACCAGTCGTTGCGCTGCGAGAGGCAATCGCCAGGATGGGTGACAGCGTCCGCCTCCTAGCAGAGCAAGGCGACTATGAGTCCCTCGTGCGAGGACTCGAGCCGCTACAGCAGGTGATCGGTGACCTGAGGGTCATTGAGCATGACGCCAAGCGTTTTATCGCTGACACGATGCCTGATAGAAGGGTCACGGTAGAAGGCGTCGGCACAGTGGAGCGCCGAGCCAAGATCACCCGCAAGAACTGGGATAGCGACGAGCTGCTCCGCAAGATTGTCGCTGCTGCTGTCGTCAATCCGGAAACAGGAGAGATTCCGAACTCACCGATCGAGGCCGCTGACCGGATTCTGCAGGAGATCAGGGCCTGCCTACCGATCACCGGTTCGCTGGGATGGCGACTCGGAGCTCTACGTGAACGTGGCTACGATCCTGATGAGTGGTGCCAGGAGCATCGTGACGGTTACACCATCTCCCTATCAAGAGTGAGAGAAAAGCCGTGATGCGCTGCACCTTGTGCGAGGCCGAGGGTCACGTGCGGGCCTGCTCCCTCCTTGATGGGATAGCTCTCACTGTGATGTGCCCAGAGCATGAGGTCGCCTGCCTGTTCGCTGTCATGCAAGGCGACTACGAAAGCCTGGCAAGGCAGATCGCTGCCCTAAATATCGAAGTCACGGATTCGGACTACTTCACTGCTGCGAAACTGCTGGCTGTGACGAGGCTGGAATCCATCAACCAGTCAGACCCTGAGCTTGTCACTGAGCTTGCTGAAACTATCGAGGCCATGCCCACAGGCTGCGATGAAACAGATTTCGAGTGGGCGCTAGTCAAAACTATAAGGAGCAAATTCAATGAGTGAAGATGAGTATCCGGTAGCAGTCCCGCCTGCGTCGACTGGTGGCCGCAAGAACCCTCACTACGACAAGGTTGACGCAGTGCTACGTAGTCAACCTGGCGTCTGGAGGAAGGTCGTTGCAGTCACCAACCGGAATGATGCACAGCGCTGGCGGCAGGCCGGCCATCGTAAGGGTTGGCAGGTGGCGCAGCGCAGAACAGCAGCCGGCTGGGATGTATACGCCACAGTGGTCGAAGTCTGATGGCAACAACAAACAAGGAGGAGTCAACGATGACAGTTCACGAAGCAATGCGAAACGTGATGCGTGATGTGCGGGCAGTAACGAAGGATGAGAAGCATGGACAGGGATGGTCGTTTCGTGGTGTGGACGCAGTCGTCAACGCCATCGGCCCAGCCTGCCGTGAGCACGGACTGGTCATTCTTCCTGAGGTTCTCGATGCTGCGGTTCAACAGTTGCCAGCTGCCGCAGGCAAGACTGTCCGGTCCGTGACCGTCACCGTCAAGTATCACATCATCGGGCCGAAGGGTGACACGCTGACCACGATCTGTGTCGGTGAGGCAATGGATCATGGCGACAAGGCCACAGCGAAGGCGATGAGCGTTGCTTGGAGGACTGCGCTGATTCAAGCGTTCATGCTTCCAACCGATGAGCGTGACCCCGATCATGACGTGTACGAGGTTGAAAGGGTCGAATTCGACCCGAGCAATTCACAGACCTGGCCGGATCATCTTTCTGAGGCACAGGCCAAGAAGGCTGTGCTTGCTGCCACAGATGGTGACAAGGAGCAGGCTAAGGAACTCTGGGAGCAGATCGGGCAATGGGAGGGCTGGACCCGGCCAGAGCTCAGCCGCACTTTGGAGAGGGAGGCATAATCGTGGAGCAGCTGGACTTCGAACAGGATATGGCCGATCAGGTTGGTTACGAGTTCGACTTCGATGAGATGGTTCGACAGCAGGAACTTCGAGAGGCTGAGAACGCTCGAGCCGCAGCCATCGATCAGGTGGAGCGCAATGCTGACGATGAGTGGAAGCGAATCGCGACTGAGGCTGTCTGGCGGTTGGCGTACAGCAGGCTCGAGTTCACAACTGATGATGTGTGGGAGGAGCTGGAGGGTCTAGGGTACTCGACGCATGAGCCTCGAGCGATGGGTGCAGTGATGCGGGCCAGCGCAAGAAACGGGATCATATGTAAGACTGACCGGGTGATGAACAGCCGGCGGGTGCAGTGTCACGCAAGACCAGTCGCTGTCTGGCAATCGTTATGGCGCACCTCATGACCCTGAAGGTCGCTGCCCTATGCGCTGGTTATGGTGGCCTTGAGATGGGTCTCGGACTGGCTGGTGTAGATGTTGAGCTCACCTGGTATGCCGAGATTGACAAGGCAGCCTGTGAGGTGATGGCCTACCATCATCCTGACATCCCTAATCTTGGGGATCTGACGCAGATCACCGACCCGCCACATGTGGACCTGGTAACCGCAGGGTTCCCGTGTCAGCCGGTTTCTGTGGCTGGGAAACGTAAAGGTATTGAGGACGAAAGGTGGCTTATTGATGACGTCTGCAAGGTTGCTCGCCGAACTGGTGCCGAATGGCTCCTCCTCGAAAACGTCGCCGGCATTCTTACCGCAAACAATGGACACGCTTTGGCCCGAGTTGTTTCTGCGCTGGCCGAAAACGGGTTCTCTGCGGAGTGGACTTGTATACGAGCAGCAGACGTTGGTGCCCCGCATGGACGCCTTCGCTGGTTCTGTCTTGCCTACGCCGAGAACAGCAATGCGGACCTTGGAAGAGCCTCGGGAGGACGGATACCACTCCAACCTAGAGGAGTGGATTTTCCTGCTGCCGACGCCGACGGCGGTGGACATGGGGCGGGGCAAGACGGTGGACGAGTGGGACAAGTGGACGGATCGGATGAGGGCGGAACACGGGAACGGCAATGGTCACGGTCGGCCGTTGGAGATCGAAGCGACGCGGCTACTCCCGACGCCGATTGCGAACGACGCGAAGGAGCATTACAAGACAGAAACCTACAAAGGGGACAACCTGTCAGCGAAGGTGAAACTGTTACCAACACCGACCTGTCAGGATGCCAGCAGCAACGGGCCAGCGTCACAAAGCCAACGGGTGACAGTTCCTCTGAATGCCATAGTTGCGTCGCACCTTCACCAGCAGCCGGACCCGAACCGAAGGAGGTTGCTGCCGACACCAGTTGCTGCCGATGGGACGAAGGCGAGCAGCAATCCGGAAACGTCAGCCAGGCGGATAGCGAAAGGCCAGCAGGCTTTCCTGACGGACATCGTGCAGGCGCAACTGCAGATAGATTCGGCGTGTACGCCGAGGCCATCGCAAGATGGGAACCGATAGTCGGACGGCCAGCTCCTGAACCAGTGGACAGCAAGGGACGTCTGAATCCGGTCTTTGTGGAGTGGATGATGGGTTTACCGGACGGTTGGGTCAGCAGTCGTTTGGAGGCCCGCACAAGAGCTCTGAAGGTGCTTGGGAACGGTGTTGTTCCACAGCAGGCCGCAGCAGCTGTGCGAATACTGATTGACCAGTTGGCGAACAAAGCAAACGAGGAGGAGAAATGACATACCTGAGCCACTATCCGGACGGTTGCACAGAACGACACATTGACGAGGCAGCTGGCGTCGACTGTTTTGAGGACTGTGCGGCTGACACAGCAGACGGCTGGAAC